TCAAAGAACCGTATACAGAGACAATTAACTTTTTTGACACGGACGTATAACAATGTATAATTATAAAGCAACATTACTTAGAGTCGTTGATGGTGATACCGTTGACGCAGAGATAGACTTAGGATTTAAAATATTTATTAAGGAGAGGATTCGTTTAATGGGTATAGATACTCCTGAGAGTAGAACAAGAAACCTAGCTGAGAAATCGTGGGGTAAAGCTTCTAAAGCTAGACTAGAAGAATTACTAGCAGAAAATGATGGTGAATTTACTTTAATTACTAAAAAACAAAAGAAAGGAAAGTTTGGACGAATATTAGGAACAATTTCAGTCTCAACAAAGGACGGTATCGTTGATGCCAACCAAGTTTTAATCAATGAACAACTTGCTATACCATATATGGGCGGTAATAAAGAAGAGAGTAGAACCGCAGCAGGAGTATTAGATTTATGGAACACATATTATGAGCACCCTACAGAAGGTTGACCAAGATTACGAGGACGTAAGGAAACAACTTTATGATTTAGCCGAGCAAGGAGATGAAGCCATTGAGCTTATGCTTGAACTTGCTCGTGAATCAGAACATCCAAGAGCCTTTGAGGTATTAGGTCAACTAATCAAAAATAACGCCGAAATCGGGGAGAAAATTCTTAAACTTCACAAAAGTAAAAAGGAAGTTGATAAAGAAGACCTACCAGCTCTTACCAAAGACCCCACAAATAACGTATTCATAGGCTCAACAGCTGAGTTGCAAAAAATGTTAAGAGATGAAATAGTAATAGAGCAAGAATAATATGGGTAGAGAAAGTATGTATCTTGGCAACCCTAATGTTAGGGGAGCTGATGTAGAACACGCATGGACTAAAGAAGAATTAGTAGAATATTCAAAATGTTTGAATGACCCTAGCTATTTTGCTTTAAAGTACTGTAAAATAATCCACCTTGATAAAGGTTTAATACCATTTGAATTATATCCATATCAAGAACAGATGTTTGAGCAATTTAATACTAATAGGTTTAATATTGTTCTTGCCTGCCGTCAAAGTGGTAAGTCAATTGCTGTTGTAGCATATCTTCTGTGGTATGTTATATTTAAAGGTGAACAAGTGGTTGGTATTCTAGCTAACAAAGAAGCTATTGCTAGGGAAATGCTTGGTAGGATTACTCTTATGTTAGAGAATCTGCCATTCTTTTTACAGCCTGGATGTACTGTTTTAAATAAAAGGTCTATTGCATTTTCTAATAACTCAAGACTTGTAGCTTCTGCTACATCATCAAGTTCCATTAGGGGTATGTCACTTAACCTAGTATACCTTGATGAGTTTGCATTTGTAGATAATGCTACTGAATTTTATACTTCAACATATCCAGTAATATCATCTGGTAAAACATCTAAAATTATTATAACCTCAACTGCCAATGGTATAGGTAACATATTCCATAAATTATATGAGGGAGCTCTTCAAGGTACCAATGAATTCAAATCATTGCGGGTTGATTGGTGGGATGTACCAGGAAGAGATGAAGCATGGAAGAAGATGACTATTGAAAATACTTCCCAATTGCAGTTTGACCAAGAGTTTGGTAACTCATTTCATGGTACAGGTAATACTCTTATATCTGCTGATTGTCTATTAGCTTTAAGAGCACAAACCCCTGAGGAAATAATTAATAATGTTAAAATATGGAAACAACCTGAAGAGGGACATAATTATTTAATGTTTGTGGATGTATCTAAAGGTAGAGGAATGGATTATTCCACATTTACTATTATAGATGTTAGTACAAATCCATTTGTTCAAGTGTGTACATTTAGGGATAACTTAATGTCACCTTTATTATTCCCTGACCTATTATATAAATATGCCACACACTATAATGAATGTTATATTGTGGTTGAATCAAATGACGCAGGCCAAGTGGTATGTAATGGCTTATATTATGACCTAGAATATGAGAACGTATTTGTTGAAAGTATGATTAAAGCAAACGCCATTGGTGTAACCATGACCAGAAAAATTAAAAGAATGGGTTGTTCAAACATAAAAGATATAATGGAACAACATAAGTTAATAATAAATGATGAGGAAACCATAAGAGAGATGAGTACATTTGTAGCAAAAGGCTCTTCTTATGAGGCAGACCACAATTCACATGACGATTTAATGATGAATTTGGTTATGTTTGGGTGGTTCACATCCACTCCGTTCTTTGCTGAGTCAACGGATGTTGACTTAAAACGTATGTTATACTTAGAAAAAGTTAAACAATTAGAAGATGAAGTGATACCAGTAGGTGAAATGCCTCAAAAAGAACCAGAACATCCGTTTGGAACTGGGTGGCAAGTCTGGAGAGGTTGAGAATTATAAATAAGTATATTGAGAAAATGTCTTATTATGCAAATCTTATAACAAAATGACATAGGAGTTATACATGGCAAGTCTAGTTTCACCTGGAGTACAGGTAAAAGAAATCGACTTAACTAACGTCGTACCGTCTACATCAACAACTGTGGGAGCCATAGCAGGAAGTTTTGCTTGGGGTCCATGTGATGTAATCACTACCGTGAGTAGCGAAACGGAGTTAATCGACAAATTTGGAAAGCCAGGAGCGGAAACTTTTGAGACCACTCTTAACGCGGCCCAATTTTTAAGCTATGGCAGTGCTTTACGCGTTGTCAGAGCGGTTGGAAGTTCAGCACTTAATGGAACAGCATCAGGTACTGGTATTCTAACAAAAAACAAAGATATATTCGATACGCAAACACCTGCGGCTGGAGACTGGGCACAAGCCAGATATCCTGGAGTTACAGGCAATGCTGTCGGAATAGCATACGCAACAGACCCAACGAGTTTTCAAGGGTCGTCTTGGTGGACAGATAATGTGGAAGGTGCACCAGGTACATCAGCGGGAGCAGCAGCGGTAGGAGGCTCGAATGATGAAATTCACTTACTTGTTTATGATAAAGATGGTACAATTACAGGTACGGCTAATAGCATACTTGAATATTGGACTTATTTAAGTCAGGCAAGTGATGTGAAAGGACCAGATGGCAGTTCTTTATACTATAGAGACGTCATTAACAACAATTCTGAATGGGTATATGTCGGAAATCATCCAGCAGCTTTAACAGATGCTGGTGAATCAGCCACAAGTAATGCATTTACGCGAGTTAACCATGCGTTTAATGAATTTACTGGTGGTGCCGATGATAACGTATTGACAGCAGCAGAGACAAATACAGCTTATAATATGTTTAGCGACAAAGAAACTGTAGATGTTGACTTAATTTTCCAAGCTAATACTTCATTAGCAAGAGCTGATAACCTGACAATTACTAATAATCTAATATCCATTGCGGATTCAAGAAAAGATGTGGTGGCATTTGTTTCACCTTGTGGAGCAGAATTTGTTACTTCTGCAAGTACTACATCAAATAATTTATCAACAAACAGAGATACTGTTACATCATCTTCTTATGCATTTATGGACACAGGTCGATTATATGTATATGACAAATACAACGATGCACATCGTTGGATTGGTGGCGCAGGAACCTGTGCAGGACTAACAGCAAATGCCGACCTAGTCGCAGATGCATGGTTCTCACCGGCTGGATTTACACGCGGTAACTTAAGAAATGTTACTAAACTAGCGTTTAATCCTGACCAAGCAGCAAGGGATACTTTATATAAAAAGGGTATTAACCCAGTTGTTACTTTCCCTGGTGCAGGTACGGTTCTATTTGGTGATAAAACATTACAAGCTAAACCATCAGCATTTGATAGAATCAATGTGCGTAGATTGTTTATTGTAATGGAAGAGGCTATAAGCGTAGCATCTAAAGCATCATTATTTGAATTTAATGATGAGTTTACACGGGCTCAATTCAGAAACATGGTTGAACCTTTTTTAAGAGATGTTAAAGGACGTAGAGGTATTACAGACTTTAAGGTTGTTTGTGATGGAACCAATAACACTGGAGCTATTATAGATACTAATAAGTTTGTTGCAGATATTTATGTTAAGCCTGCACGTTCTATTAACTATATCACACTTAACTTTATTGCCACTCGAACTGGTGTAGAGTTTAGTGAAATCGCGGGAGGTAAATAAAGATGGCAATATTAGGCGTAGATGATATGAAAGCCAAACTAGTTGGCGGTGGTGCTAGACCTAATTTATTCAAAGTGACAATGGCTTTTCCAAGCTATGTTACTGCGGATGTATCTTTAGCATCTTACATGTGTAAGGCAGCATCATTACCTGCTTCAACTATTGCAAACATTGAGGTTCCATTTAGGGGTCGCAAATTGCAAATAGCTG